AACACACAGGAGTTAGTCAATGAGCTTAAAAGTAGATACCCAACGAGTAAGATTACCGCCTATCCCGATCCTGCTGGGCGGCAACGGAAAACATCGGCTGGAGGACAGACCGATTTCACAATCCTCCAAAACGGTGGCTTGCTTGTTAAAGCCCCTAACAGTCACAACTCAGTTAAGGATAGAATCAACGCACTTAACTCAAGACTCTGCTCATCTGACGGCAAAAGACACCTGTTTATAAGTGCAAAGTGTAAATATACAATAGAATCATTAGAGAAGTTTTGTTATAAAGAAGGCACACAGGTGCCAGACAAAGACTCAGGTTACGATCATATTTTTGACGCACTGAGTTATGCTGTAGATTACCTGTTCCCTATTAGAAGAGACATTCAGCCTGTGCTTCCAGAACGCTGGGGACATAGACTAGCATAAGGACATAAAATGGACGCAATCCAAACAATTGAACAAGAAATAGCCTCGCTGGTAGCAGGTAATAAGATCTATGACACTTATTATCCTACTTGGAAATATCTGCTAGAAAGCTATGTGGGTGGCGATGAATATCGTCGTGCAGGGCACCTAACCAGATATCAACTTGAAACTGCTGCTGAATATGACGCACGTCTCAAGACAACACCTTTAGAAAATCACTGCGCTTCTGTGATACAAGTTTATAACAGCTTTATGTTTCGTGAAGAACCTGACAGAGAATTTGGCAGTTTAGTCAACTTGCCCGAGCTAGAAGATTTTCTCAATGATGCAGACATGGACGGACGTAGTCTAAATGCATTTATGAAGGATGTGTCAACTTGGAGTTCGGTATTTGGACACTGCTGGATCATAGTTGCCAAACCCTCAGTAGGTGCTGTTACTCGTGCAGATGAACAAGCTATGGGTATCAGACCCTATGTTAATTTACTAACACCTTTAGTGATGTTAGACTGGCGTTGGAGTCGCGCACCTTCAGGACGTTATGAATTAACCTATATCAAGTATCTAGAAGAAGTCAATGGTGATGTGCGTGTAGTCAAAGAATGGACTAAAGAAGTTATTAGAACTGTGGTAGTCAACATCAAAGACAATGTTAAAAATGAAGACATCATCGAAGTCAATGAACTAGGTGTTATACCTGCTGTCTGTGCCTACAATGGACGATCAATTATTAGAGGCATTGGCATATCAGATATCAAAGACATAGCGGATCAACAAAAGTTTATCTATAACGCTACAAGTGAAATAGAACAGACAATTCGTTTAGACAGTCATCCTAGTCTAGTCAAAACTCCAGAAACACAAGCAGGCATTGGTGCAGGATCAATTATTCACATGCCAGAGAACTTAGATCCTGGCTTAAAGCCTTATCTGCTAGAGTTTACAGGTGCAGAAATATCTAGCATCCAAACAGCAATTATGCACGCCATAGAAGCTATAGATAAAATGGCTAACACTGGTGCTGTTCGTGCTACAGAATCACGCACTATGAGTGGTGTGGCTATGGAAACAGAATTCCAATTGCTCAACGCACGCCTAAGTGAAAAGGCAGACAATCTAGAACTAGCAGAAGAACAGATGTGGAATTTCTGGTGTGCCTATATGGGTTATGCTTGGGAAGGTGAAATTGAATATCCAGGTAGTTTTAATATTCGTGACACTGGCAAAGAAATCAGTCAATTGCGTGAAGCAGCAGCCGCAAGTCCTCAAGATCCTCGTGTTCGTGCTGCCATTGACATGAAGATATTGGATTGGTTAGATTTAGATGAAGATGAATTGGCAGCTATCCGTGATAATCGCATAGTCAAGCCAGATACTGTTCCAGAAGAAGATGATTATTATGAGTTCCAACCTCACATTATGAAGGATCCTATTACAGGTGAAGAACGTGAGGTGCGGACACAAGAAGAACACATTGTATTAGCCAATCAAGGCTGGTATCATAAACAAGAAGACTAAGCCGGGAGCGAATCGGTGAAGCTCAAACGCACAGAGATTAAGAGCTATAGGCTTTTACAATTACAAGAACAGCATAATCTCTGTGCGTTATGCTGCGAGCAAATCATAGATGATGCTGTCTTGGATCACGATCATAAGACAGGCTTAATCCGTAGAGTATTGCATAGGGGCTGCAATGCACTACTAGGCAAAATAGAAAACAACTTACCCCGTAATCGTATAACGATTTCTAGGCTAAATGCTATCTCAAATAATTTAGTCACATATATAACAACACAACATACCAATATACTACATCCAACATACAAGGAGCGAGCTATGGGAATGGGAAGAGGCCGTGGACGAGGCAAAAAACCGCCAAAGCGTTGATTGGCTAGCATACTTTAAGAGCATTCGTTTAGAGTGCCCTTGGAGTTTACAGGCTTACCAAACAGGACGCATAGATATCTGTGAATATTCAGGGCATGCCATACCTCTAGGTAACTATGAAGCCAGAGTCTATGTAATCAATGCTCCTGAAGCTACTGTTGAAGCTATCTGTGCAGCACTAAATTATGGAGAAGACGAATGGTTATTTTCATATCCTGGATATGGACCATTTGCTACTCCTGTGTCAGTGTTAATACAACAAAACAGAGCTAGGCTACAAGAGCTTAGAACAAAACTTGGAGAATGAAACATGCCAGTTCATAAAGCAACAGGTCCGCGTGGTGGAAAAGGTTGGCAATACGGTAGTTCAGGTAAGGTATATCCAACCAGAGCTCAAGCAGTTAGACAAGCACAGGCAATTAAAGCAAGCCAGTCTAGAACAGCGAAAGCTAAAAAGGACAAAAAATGACAATCAAAGAGTTAGCCCAAGAAATCAAAACGATTAAAGAAAATCATCTCAAGCATATGCAAGAGGACATCGACGCAGTTGAAAAGAAAATAGAAAAGATGGATGCCCGTGTGTGGGCTATTCTCATCTTACTAGTCGGTGCAGTGGTATTACCAGCTTTTGTAAACTTTTTAAAGACTTTTCAGGGCTAATTCGCTCATATTATAGACATTTAACTCCAAAGTCTATAAATATAAAATATAACTCATTAGGAGGCGATGCACAATGTCAGACAATACATTGGTTAACGATATGGCTACTGGAGCCGCAGACGATACTGTAAACCAGGCACAAGCAGCTAAAACTTATACACAGGAAGAAGTTGATAACATGATGGCCCGCATGAAGGGTTCATTACAAAAGAAACTTCTTAAACCATACGAAGATTTGGGAGATCCTGAAGAGCTACGTTCCATTAAAACAGAATGGGAAAAGAAGCAACAGGAACAACAAATCAAGCGTGGTGAGTTTGAAAAAACCCTACAAGAATTAGCAGCTAAAAAAGACGCAGAAATCCAAAAACGGGATTCAGTGATTAAGGAGTATAAGGTTAACACGCCCTTGCTCAGTGCCGCTGCTAAGTATCGTGCTGTAAATGCAGAACAAGTAAAGGCATTGTTGTCAAGCAATGTTAGACTTAATCAAGAAGGTGAAGTTGAAGTCACAGATACCAAAGGTGCTGTGCGCTACAATGACGCTGGAGAACCTTTAGGTGTTGACGACCTAGTGCGAGAATTTCTAGATTCGAATCCGCACTTTGTATCAGCAGCACCCGCAACTACTAATACTAGAAGCAATATTGTTTCTGGTGGCAGTGGAGCCGTTGATCTCTCAAGTTTGGATTTAAGGAAAGCTGAACATAGACGTATCTATGAAGAAGCTAGAAAATCAGGAAAATTAAAAGCCTAATTTAAGGAGATTATAAATGGCTAATACAACCAGTATTAACAGCGAACTGTTCGCTAATCTCGTAGGTGCTGCTCAATTTGCTGCCTACGAAAACTCTATTGCACGTCAAATCGTTACTGTATTTGACATGCCTGCCAACGCTGGCAAAACTGTGCAAGTTCCAGTATGGAGCTCAATCACTGCTGAATTAATCAGCGATGAATCAGCTGCTACTGCCAAGGACACCAACACAGGTTCCGCAAGCATTACAATGGCTGAGCACGTTGTTTATCACCGTGTTACTGACATGTTACGTGATTCATCTTATGGTGATGTCATGGCACAAATCGGCGATCAATCAGGTCGTGCTATTGCTGAAAGCTTAGACAAGCAAGTGTTTGCTGAATTTGCTAACTTTGCAACCAACGTCGGTGGCGCTGGTGAAGAATTAACACTAGATCGTATCCTACGTGCTGCTGCTACTCTACGTGGCAACAAGGTAGTTGGTCCTTTCTACGCAGTTGTTCACCCAGGTGCAGCTTACAATCTTAAGAAGCAGTTAGGCAATGCCGGTGCTGCTACAACTCCAGCACTAAGCAATGCTGGTAATCGTGTGTTAGATGGATTCTACATTGGCACAGTAGCCGGTGTTCAGATTTTTGAAAGTGCCTTAGTTCCAACAGTTTCTACTGATGTTATTAACGGTGTGTTTGCTGCTTCAGCATTGGGTCACGCAATGCGTGGTTCTATCGCTATGCAAGAACAGTATATGGCTAAAGAGCGTGCAACTGACGTTGTGCTAACTGCTGTAGCTGGCGCTGCTGTTCTACAAGCAAGTCACGGTGTAATGATTCGCACTGAGATTAACACAGCTAACTAATTAGGAATAGAAAATGGCCTTTGTAACTGAAAACTCAAACGTGGTTAGCTTTGCGGAGTATTCCGACGTGCTGGCTCGCGATCAAAGATTGTTTGAAACTAACGAAGGCCTTTCCGATGATGTAGTTGAACCCCTGCTTGTAAGAGCAACGGATCGTATACTAGACAAACTACGTCAAAGTCAATGGTGGCAAACTTATTGGCTGCAACGTAGCACTAATGGTATATCAACTCGTGCAGATATTCCTGCCCTTAATCCTAATCGTATCAAAGCACGTCAAAATGATTTTACCGAACTTTGCGTTTATCTAGCATTGGCAGATTACTTACTGCCATTGATTGCTGATTTCTCTAATCAAGATTCAGCAGAACGTCAAAAGATGGGCTACTACACACAACGTAGTGAAAGCCTATTTGGTGAACTTGTTTCGGCAGGTGACTGGTATGACTATGACAATGATGGCACAGTTGAAAGCACAGAGAAAAGTCCTGGGGTTTATAACTTGAAGAGAGTAAGATGAGACAAGAACTATTAGATTATATCGGCGATCAAAACTTAGGTAGTTTTATCCTAAGTCAAGAGCTGCCTTACGATAGTTCAGCAACACCATTGTATGTAAAAAATCCCAAAAGGATTTACGTGGATCGCACTCAGTATACAACTGAGCCTATCGTAGTTACATTAGATGGGTTGAATATCTCAAATGAAATTGCATCGGTTCGTGTCTATTTCTCGTCAGATGCTAAACAATTACCTCCTAGCTACGATGATGCATTAACTAGTCTAAGAGCTGGCAAAGACGCTGTAAACATTCAGGGCTATCAACGCCGTGAATGTCTAGTGTCAACTCGCTTTCAGGAAGATTTAATGATTACCGAACTAGAGTATAGATTTACCAAAATAACTTAAAGGAAAACAGGTATGGCTTACATTAATCCAGCTCCTGGCACAACTGATCAGATCGTTTTAAAGCTAGATGTAGCAACAGACGAATCTGACATTTCGCTAGGAGGCTCACCCCTTACTGTTCCAGCGTTGCAGGATATCACAATCAACGCTGCCAATGATGTGTTTACTTGGAGTCAATTAGATTCTACAGCTAAGAAACAGATCGCTACAACTTCTACTAACTCAATTAGTATGAACCTTGTTGTTGATCCTAGCACATTTTTTGGAACTACCTTAGCCAGTGTCAAAACTGATACTATTGCTGCTCAAGGCTTACTAGGTTGCTCACGCAACAAGACTTTAGTAACTTTTGTTCTAAAGTTTCAGGAAGCAACTGCCGGTGACAAGTATATCAAAGGCACAGGCTACATTACTGGTTTAGCACCAACAGTTTCAGCTGATGCTCCAGTATGGGTATCTCCTATCACTATTACAGTGACTGGCGAATACACCGTTAGCGCAACTGAATAATTTTTATTTAGATGCTAAGAAAAGGGCCATTTTAAGGCCCTTTTTCTTTGGCGCCTATAAATACTAAAACAAGGACAGATATGCAGATTATTAAAGATAAGACAGATGCAGAACTAATCCAAAGTCTTTTAGCAGAAGTCGCCAAAGCGCAGAATGAAATAGCCTGTGCTCGCGGTGACTTAGAAAAGGCTAGCAGCAGACTTAAATTTACCTTAATGGTAATAAATGAACTTAAAGATAGAAAGGAACAAAGATGAAATTAAGTCAACTCTCAGCAAAACCCCAACTAGTAAAAATATCTATTGACGATGCAGACACAGTCAAAGAATTCGGTGAGGCTATTGAATTCTGGACCTGGGATCGCCAACCTTTAGATACCTTTATGAAATTAGCAACAGCCAGTCAAGCTAATCCTAAGGAAATGTTTGACATTGTAAGAACCATGTTGTTAGATGAAGACGGCAAAGAAATTGTCAACGGTGAAAACATTCCTCCTAGTCATATTTTACTAAGAGCAATCACTAAGATTGTTGACATGCTGGGAAAGTAATTGGCGAGGACCCAGATTGGAACAGTCAAGAGACCATGATGCTGATTACACTGGACAACCTCGCACACAGATATCAATGTTTGCCCAGTGAAGCTCTTGGTCGTGCTAATACTTTTGATTTGTATGTGCTAGATGTTAGCACCAAATGGTTTAAATATCAAAACGACGTGGCTGCTGGCAAAGAGCCAAATAAACCGAGACCTAAGTTGACTGTGGAGCAGATGCAGGAAATGATTAGGAGAGCAAGGAGCGAAAATGGTTAAGTTTGATGTAAAATTTAAGGCTACTGCCAGTCTGCAAAACCTTAAACAGGTGCAGGGTCAACTGAATCGTTTGCCTCAAGAAGCTTATAATTTCTTTAAAGCAACTACTCCTATTGACACTGGCAATGCTAGACGTAGAACTACATTCTCAAATAGAACTATATCAGCAAATTATCCTTATGCTCAAGTTCTTGACAAGGGTCGTCATATGACAGGCAGCGGATTGCGTGGCAGTGAACAAGCTCCTAAGGGTATGACTAAACCTACGCAAGACTTTATACGTCGTAGAATACGTGAAATAACAGGACGTTAACCATGGCAGATACCATACAAATTACCGCAGACACTAACCCAGCAGTTTCAGCACTGGATAGGTTAGTTAACAAATTAGGCGATGTTGAACGCAAGTTTAGTGATGCCTTTGATAAAATGAACACAGCCGCCCTAGCATTAGGAGCGACACTAACTGGATTGGCTGTGTCTACTGCAACTTTCGCAGATAATCTAGTTGACATAGCAGATGCTAATCAATTGGCAGTTGGCGAAGTGCTTGCCCTAAGTTCAGCATTACAAGCTGCTGGCGGCAAAGCAGACAACACTGGACAAGTTCTACAACGTCTTGCCATGTCAATAGATGATGCCAACAGCGGCAATGCCAAACTAGTTGCCAGTTTTGGACGCATGGGTATTAGCGTTGCGGATCTAGGTAGACTCAGTGATACAGAATTACGTGATAGATTGTTAAACAATATTGCAGCCATAGAAAATCCTATGGAGCGTAACGCTCGTGCTGCTGAATTCTTTGGTAAAAGTCTAGCTGGTGTAGACATTAGAAAGTTTGCACAAGAACAACAGGCTCTTAGAACTGAAAGTGAAAAGTATGCAGCTAGTTTACAAACTGCTAGTGATGCTTTTGCTGCTGTAGAAAAATTATTAAAGAATATCAAAGTTGCCTTTGCTGAAGCATTCCAACCATTTTTTGCCATTGTAAAAGATCTTAACATCAGTGTTGATGCATTGGTAGTAGGATTTAAGGGCATGGCAATTGCCTTAGGTGTATTAGTTGGTGCTGGCACAATTAGAGGTATATTGGCACTTAAAGATGCTTTTATATTGTTAAACACCGTAGTCAGTAAGAATCCCTTAATTGCCTTAGGTGCTGCCGCTGGTGGACTATTAGCTACCTTAGGTATAATCAAAGGCACTACCAAAGCTACAGAAGAATTAAACAAAGAAGCTGAAAATGGTAAACCCATTAGAGATCAAGCCTTTAGAGATCAAACTGGACTAAATGATTTATTAGAGAAACAGCGTAATAGTATTAGTAAAGCTGGACAGGCACTGGCAGATAATTTTGAACAAGCACGCAAGAGATATCAAGTTGAACTTGATAGTTATAGTCTAACAGAAGAAGGCAAAAAACAAGCACAGGCTCGAGCACAGATTGACAAGGACGCTGATGCTGCTAGATCTGCTGCTCAAGCAGCTTTTGATGCCTTAGACAAAGCCAGTCAAGATCGTCAACGTAAATTCTTTGATGAACAACTAGCTGGTATTGAAAGCAATCGAGCAGCCCG